GGCTACATCGCTTGTAGAGCAGTTATTTAAAGACTTTAAAGATTATGGTTATAATAGTGAAAGAAATGTACACAAAATTTATCAAGGCCACGAAAAAGAAACAAACAAAAGAGTTATAATATCTACTTGGCAATCAATATATAATTTACCTAAAAAATGGTTTAATCAGTTTGGTATGATTGTGGGTGATGAAGCGCATTTATTTAAGGCAATGTCATTGACCAAACTTATGACAAAATTAGAAAAATGTAAATATAGAGTTGGTCTTACAGGAACACTTGATGGTAGTAAAACACATAAGCTTGTATTAGAAGGTTTATTTGGTGCTGTTAATAAGGTTGTATCTACTAGTGAACTTATTGATGAGGGTAAACTAGCAGAACTAAAGATTATATGTTTGGTGTTACAACACGATAAAACAGCTAGACACTTTTTAAAAGATAAAACTTACCAAGAAGAAATGGACTATTTGGTGTCAAATGAAAAAAGAAATAAATATATTAGAAACTTAGCTACATCTTTGAATGGTAATACACTATGTTTATTTCAATATGTAGAAAAACACGGAAAGAATTTATATGAATCTATACGAGAACGAGCGGGAAGCGAAAAAAAAGTCTTCTACGTTTACGGAGGAGTTGAAGCAGATGAACGAGAGCAAATTAGAGAAATTACAGAAAAATCTGACAACGCTATTATCGTTGCAAGTTATGGGACTTTCTCTACGGGCATTAATATACGGAACTTGCATAACATTATCTTTTCTAGTCCTAGCAAATCCAGGATAAGAAATCTACAAAGTATCGGTAGGGGGTTGAGACTAAAAGACGATAACAGCGCAGCCACTTTATATGATTTGGCAGATGATATATCATATAATGGTAAAGAAAATTACACCTTACAACACTTTAAAGAAAGAATAAATATATACAATAGCGAGGATTTTAATTACGAAATCCATAATGTGGAGTTAAGCAATGGTACAAAAGACAACAATTAAACCTAGCCCTATAAAGATTATTAAACTAGTCAATGGTGATGATATAGTTTGTGCTTTACCAGCTGAACAATTGGGTGATAAGTCTCCTATGTTAAGATTGAGTAAACCTTTATTGGTAAAGTATGTGCCACAGTTTTTACCTGGTGGTGGTCTAAAAGACTATGTAGCTTTAATCAAATGGAGCCCCTACACAAAGGATATAGTCATAACTATTCCAAAAGATAAGATTATGTCAATTGTAAACGCTAATATGGATATGACTAAAAGTTATGATTATGTTGTTAAGACATATGATAAACCTGTGCCTATCGTAAAGAAACAATCCGCAGCCACTTATCAAAGAGAAAGATTTAGTGATGAAGATAATGAGAAAGTAAACGAGATATTTGATGAGCTTGATGATGATGATTTTATTCCTAAAAAGACTATACACTAATAGACTCTATTCCTCTGATCGCTCTACAAGCTCTATTATACATAAAAAATTGAAAAAGTCAATACTGATTTGAGGTAAAATAAAAAGAATAAAAACTGCTTAAAACATTGACAAAATATAAGAAAAATGGTATATTAGTATTATGAATAAAACAAAAAAAGCAAAAGAACATTACGTTAATAACAAAGAATTTTTAGAGGCAATGAAAGCCTACAAGAAAAACGTAAATAAAGCGATACGAGCAAAAGAAGATAAACCACCTGTAACAGACTATATAGGGAGTTGTTTTTTAAAGATAGCGAATCACTTATCTTATAGACCTAACTTTATCAATTATACATTTAGAGACGATATGGTCAGTGATGGTATAGAAAATTGCTTACAATACCTTGATAATTTTAACCCCAAAAAATCAAATAATCCTTTCGCATATTTTACACAAATAATTTATTACGCCTTTGTAAGAAGAATACAAAAAGAGAAAAAACAAACGACTATTAAACATAAACTTATTATGGATAATAACTATGATGATATTGCTCTTCAACCTGGCGAAGATAGAGAATTTAAAAATCAATTTAAAGAGTTTTTACAAAAAAATATTCGTATGGAAGAACCTGTAAAGAAAGAAAAAAAGGTTAAGAAAAAACGAGTTAAAAAAGCAACTTCTAAATTATTTAATTAACACATGAAAATAGCACTGCTAAACGATACGCACTTTGGTGCGAGAAACGATAGTCCAGCATTTTTGGATTATTTTATGCGTTTCTATAATGAGATATTTTTTCCATACTTAAAAGAAAACAATATAAAAACACTTATACATTTAGGTGATGTTGTTGATAGAAGAAAGTTTATAAACTTTAAAACAGCTCACACATTTAGAGAAAACTTTATGCATAGATTGTATAAAGAGGGTATTGATACACACATCATATTAGGTAACCACGATACTTATTACAAGAATACAAATGAAGTAAATGCTATCAAAGAACTATGTACAACATTTGATGGGATAAAAGAACCTTGGATATATGAAAAGGCTACAACAAAAAATTTTGGCGGCACCGATATTTGTTTAATACCTTGGATATGTGATGATAACTACGAGCATTCTATTAATGAAATACAAACAAGTAAAGCTCAACTTGCATTAGGTCATTTAGAAATAAAAGGTTTTGAGATGCATAGTGGACATATGAATATGCAAGGGTTAGATAAAGCTATGTTCCATAGATTTGAAAAAGTATTATCTGGTCACTTTCATAAAAAATCAGATGATGGACACATTTATTATCTAGGTACACAATATGAAATTACTTGGTCAGATTATAAGTGTCCAAAAGGATTTCATATATTAGACACAGAAACTAGAGAAATAACTAGAGTGCCTAACCCAATAAGAATACATAAAAAATTAATATACAACGATAAAGAAAATGATTATGTAAATATGGATTTATCACACTTTACAGATACCTTTGTAAAAGTGTTTGTTACAAACAAAACAAATGAAGAAATGTTTAATACTTTAATTGATAGATTACATAACACAGTAGATACACACGAAGTTAATATTATAGAAGACTTAAATACAGATATAACAGCATCTGTAAAAGACAACGTACTAGAGCAAGGAGAAGACACACTTACATTTTTAGGTAACTATGTAGAACAAATAGATAGTGATTTAGATAAAAACAAACTTAAAAATGTTATGAAAGATTTATATACTGAAGCAAGTGAAAGATGATATTATTTAAAAAGATTAGATGGAAGAACTTTCTATCTACTGGAAACACCTTTGTTGAAATAGAACTAAACAAGTCTCAAATGACATTGATGATTGGTGCCAATGGCTCTGGTAAATCAACAATGTTAGACGCATTAACTTTTGCGTTATTTAACAGACCATTTAGATTAATCAAAAAAGAACAGATAGTAAACACAATAAACAATGGCGACACCAGAGTAGAGTTAGAGTTTCAAATAGGAACAAAAAACTTTAAAGTAATAAGAGCTATCAAACCTACAATATTTGAAATCTATTGTGATGGTGTGTTACAAAACCAAGACGCCTCTAGTGTTGATTATCAAAAAATATTAGAAGATCAAATATTAAGATTAAATTACCGAGCGTTTAAACAGATCGCTGTTCTAGGTTCCTCATCATATCAACCATTTATGCAAATGAGACCTAGACACAGACGAGAAGTCGTTGAAGAAATATTGGATATTAGAGTATTATCACACATGGATATACTTACAAGAAATCAACAAACAGATTTAGGTAAACAAATTATAGATGCTAGACACCAATGTGATTTAATAGAATCAAAACACGAACTACAAACAAAACATTATAATGAATTAAAAAATAGAAGTACAGGCGACATTGATATTAAGAAACAAAAACTACAAGAAAACAAAGATGCCACAGATTCGTATTTAAGAAAAGTAGAAAAACTAGAAACAGAATATAAAGAACTAGAGTCTAGTACAACTCAAAGACCTCAATACGAAACAAAACTAAAACAATTAGAAAAATTAGAAACAAAGATAGAACAAAATTTAGAAACACATAAAAAGAGTTTAGACTTCTTTGAACAAAATGACAATTGTCCTGTATGTACACAAAAGATAGAAGAAAAATTTAGAGACGAAAAGATAGAAAAAGAAAGAGCAAAAGTAATTACACTTAATCAAGGTATGAAAGATTTAGTTGCTGAGTTATCTAAAGTAGAAAATAAGATTACAGAATTTAATGGTATATCAGATAAGATATATGAAAACAAAATACAAATGTCAAAAGTAGAGTCTTCACTAAAAGAACTAAAAAGATTTACAGATACTTTACACAATGAGATATTATTGTTAGAAGGTAAAGATGAAGACGATAAAGACATACAAACAAGCTTAATTAAATTACAAGATAAACTAAAAGAAACAAAAGTGGAACTAGATAGAATTACAGAAGAAAAGAAATACCTAGATGTAGTTAGAGAGATATTATCAGATAGAGGTGCGAAAGCCAAGATTATTAAAAAGTATCTACCTATTATGAATAGTCTAATTAATCAATATCTACAATCCATGGACTTCTTTGTATCTTTCCATTTAGATGAAGAATTTAAAGAGACTGTAAAGAGCAGACATAGAGACACCTTTGACTACAATAACTTTAGTGAGGGTGAAAAGATGAGAATAGATTTGGCGTTAGTATTTACTTGGCGTGCTATCGCAAAGATGAAGAACAGCGCTAATACAAACTTAATGGTACTTGATGAGATATTTGACAGCTCGTTAGATGGTCAAGGTACAGATGACTTCTTTAAGATTGTAAATAAAATGGGAAAAGAAAACATCTTTATTATATCACATAAAGGCGATATACTATTTGACAAGTTTACAAATATAATCAAGTTTGAAAAAGAACATAACTTTACTAAACTACAAAATGCTTAAATGACAATAGAATTATCACAATATTTTCCTACAACGTTTGGTGTTAGTCATTTTAAAGATGAAGATTATAGACAAGAACTAATAAAACATTGCTATGATTTAAAAACTAAAGTCAAAAGTGGTGGAGAGGGTTGGTTGTCAAATGAAACTTATAATACAAGTAATGGACAACACAATATAGTTAATGATAAAAAATTTAATATTTTAAGTAAATGGGTTGTTAAATCTGTAGAAGAATTTTTGATTAAAACAACTATGAATATTGCTTTAAATTTAACAGATGGTTGGTTAAACATTTATAACAAAAACAACTACCAAGAAAAACACAGACACAATACTTACGTTATGTCATGTATTTTTTATTTACAAGCACCTAATAATATAGCTGAAACACAGTTTTATTCACCTTATAGTGAAATGTTAATAAATGAAATGACATATAAAAACCAAAAATTTGAACCATCTGGTAGTATACCTTTTAAAGCAAGAGAGGGTGATTTGGTAATTTTTAGAAGTTACGTAGAACATGGAGTAGGATTACACAAAGATAATAAAGATAGAATTACACTAGCATATAACTTTAAGGAGGCAAAGTGAAAGAACTAAAATTAATACCACCAACAGATCCAAGGGTACAATCAGCAATCGCACCTTTCCAGGACGATATGTTAAAAGAACACGGTTTTAAAGATAGAAAAGAACTTACCGAATCTATGTTTGCGACAATGAAGAAATATGGTGGTATAGGTTTAACTTGTAATCAAGTTGGTTTACCATACAATATGTTTGTACTTGGCGATCATATAGGTTTAGAGAATGGTTTAAAGATGGCTTGTCTTCCTT